GTATATGACTAAGGCTGCAGATTCTGGTGAAGGACCAGATACAAACTTTGGTTGTATAGCAAGAGATGGTACAATCTACATTTCTGATAGTGCTAATATTAGTATACCTAATATTGAAGGCTCAAAGGGTTCTAATGAGGATGTAATTGTATTTGCTTATCATACACCCTTAGAAGAACCAGTACAGAACCCAGTACAGTTCAGGGCTTTCTGGAATGAGTCTAATTCGTTCTATTCTCTGTACAAGAGGTCTGTAGACCCACTATATCCAACACCTAAGGATACTAGAAACTTGTCAAAAACAAACGTATTAGAAGATAATGAATTATCATATGAGTCTCTAGTGAACAGAGCTATGGCTTCAGTATCTCAAGGTTTGGTAGACAAATCCTCTATGGTATTAATTGGTATATATGGTCAAGGTACCAACTCAATGGATAACACCGTAGAGAAATATTCTATTGTTCCCTATGCAGGGAAGTTTCCCCAACCAGTAGAATATAATACTGCTATCCATGGAATGCAACAAGCAAATATAGAAACTCTCTTACGACTATTGCAAGGATTCCCTAATTTTGATATCAAGGCTTACATTGATGAAAAGCTTGGTGGTATGGCAGGAGCTAATATACCAAGAGGACTAATTGCCATGTGGAATGGAGTTTCTGTACCAGAAGGTTGGGCTTTATGTAATGGTCAGATTGTAGAAGACTTACAGACACCAGACTTATCGGGTAAGTTTATTGTTGGCTGGTCATCAGGTAATGAGGATTACAATTTGATTGGTAATACTGGTGGCCAAGAGAAAGTAACTCTTTCTACTCAGGAGATACCTTCTCACGTTCACAACTTTGCAGATGCTTACTTTATTGAGGCTTACGATGGTATCGGTATTAATGGTAGTCAGTGGATTGGTAATAACCTTTATGGTAGTAGTAAAACCGATAGGGATAATTCTTATGTAGCACTTTGGGACCATGATACCAGGGCTGCAGGTGGAGGTCAACCTCACGAAAATAGGCCACCTTACTACGTACTGGCATACATTATAAAACTATAATATTATGTCTTAACTACTTATATTGTTGACAAAGAACTTTTAATTTATGGATTATAGGAGAGGGACGTTGGGAAACGCCCCTTTTCTTTTGTGTTTAGTAGTGAAGTTCTTCTTTAGCTTTCTCTTCCCAATATAAGATATCTTGTTTGAGTTCTCCTATGTATTTAACTGACTTCTTAGTTCTAGGCATATCAAAGAACTCAACCAACATTATATTGGTGATTCTTTCTCCATCCTTAATTCGTTCCTTAATATAAGGAGGTGGAGTAAGTAATACTTCAAATACCATATAAGCATCGGGAGATAACTTCTCTTTCATATACTTATATAATAATTCAAGCATTTCTTCCTTAGCCTTAACTTCTTCATCGTCATCCTCTAACTCTTTATCATTATCAAATAAGTCTTCAAGTTTGAATAGGTTCTGATTGTATTCTGCAATCTCTCCATAGGCAAATCGAAGAAGCTTATTCTTAAATGTAGCAAGAGAAGAAAGGATTCTTGCTTTAAGATGTTCTTCACTACAAGTACCATAGTACTTATTAAAAACAAATAACATTTTATCCCAGAAATAAGATTGAATGATATCAGGTGTAAGGTTAAACCTTTTATAATCAATCTGTCGGGTAAGATTTCTGATTACTGGCTTACAGACTTTATAAAGTCTGTTGAATGTAGCTTCATCATATTCCTGCATAGGTTTTAATCTATGAAGCTCTGAGCCATTATTTCCTTTACTTTTTCCCATGTTCTTTTAAATATTCGTTATGCAAATATAAGTATTTTTTCTTATATAAAATAATAATATTAAATATACTTGAGCTTAAGGTAGTGGATTAGTATGTTTCTAGATAGTTGTCAACATGCTCAGAACTATCTCGGTACTATCAAAATCTATTAGTTTATAAATATTGCAATATAGATATGAAGAAATTTAAAGACAACATCAAATTAGTAGATAACATACCCGATTGGCCAGGGTATCATGTTACTCCTGAAGGTGAAGTATGGAGTAGACATAAAATGGTCAGATATTCTTTTGTTTTAGGGGATAAATGGTATCGGATGAATGTCCGATTAAAAGGTCGAAAAGGGATAAATAGGTTTAATGAAAATACTGGTAGACCCTTTGTTAATTTAAGCCGATATGAAGATGGCCACTATATTCAAAAGAAAGTATTAGTTCATAGGTTGGTAGCATTAACCTATATCCCCAATCCCGAAAATAAACCTTGTGTATGTCATAAGGATAACAATAGGACTAATAATCGGGTAGAGAATTTATATTGGGGAACTGTTAAGGAAAACATGTCTCAAGCTTCGAGGGATGGTCGCATGTTAGGGCCATCTACAAGTTTAGAGAATCATTCTCGTTCTAAATTAACCAATTATCAACGTATTCGGATTATCTATCTTTACAAAAATAAAGGCTTTACTTATAGGCAATTAGCCGAGGAATTTAATGTTTCTGTTGGTTGTATTAGTAGTGTAATTAAGAATCCTAATTGTATTAAGTTATATGAGAAGAAGTACCAATAATATCAAGTATACCTTTGATGTACATTTCCAGTTAGAGATACTCCGGTTCATTCTAAGGGATAAAGAAGGTGGTTTAGTCCTGCGTCGGGTTAAATCAAGTTATCTGGTTCTCATAGAACATGCTCTTATATTCGAGGGCATATCAAAGTATTTTAAAAAGCAAGGCAAGATGCCTTCAGAAAATATTCTGAAGCAGGTTATAAAAGAATTGCTAGAATCAAAGGCATACGTCGATTTAGTAACTAAGGATGACTTGCCAAGTATTCAAAAATTGATAAGCAATTTGTATCATATTCCCTTATCTGATTCGGAATATATCAAGGAAAGGATATATCAGTTCTCTACTTACGTTGAAATGAAGAACCTAAATGATTCCTTCGACTTGGATAACTTCGAACAATATGAAGAATATTCAAGGAAGATTGAGAAGGTACTTCAGAAAAGTAAACCTAAGAAAGAGGATGAACCCTTATATATGATACGAGATGTTACAGAAAGACAGTTTAAAAGACAATCTGAACCATCCGTAATACCTTGCCCATATAGGCAATTGAATGACCTTACCAATGCAGGAGGTTACCCAGAACATTCTGTAAATGTGATATTGGATAAACCTAAAGCAAAGAAGACATTTTTCATGGTAAACCTTGCAAGAGGTTATCTCAGAATGAAGAAGTCAGTATTATAC